TTGGGCACACGGTCGTCTACGACGTAAGTGCAAAAGCAGCTCTCTCGGTGGATCTTGGCTTCGGCAAGCATTTTGCTCAGCTCGAAACCAATACCGCCGGCGAAGGGTTCTTCACGAACGAGGTCTTGTTCCTTCGGCCATTCCCCCACTATCATTACTTTGGCTGTACTGGGGCCAGTAGGTCTAATAGGCATTAGATGTTCCTCCATGCTGTTCGGTTGACTACTCCAGAGACTGTCCCTAATCGAATATTAAACATCTTAGCCAAAGCACCCTGTGTGTACTCACCACTTTCCCAGTATTTCCGCATTTCTATTACTTGTGCCGCAGTCAACTTTGCTTTAGGATTAGCCTCCCCTGCTAAGCTACTTGCCCGCCCTTTTAAGACTTTGTCCCGCACGTTGTCTGTATTTGTACCAAGCCATAGATGATCTGGACGCACGCAGCTCGGATTATCACACTTATGAAGTACCTGCAGCTTCTCTGGAAAACTTCCGTAGGTAAGTCTGTAGGCGACTCTATGAGCTCTTTGCATAGAGTCGCCTATCCGGAAAAGGCCATAGCCCGTAGGAAGTTTGTTGGCTTGCCAAACCCAGCAAGTCTCGGTTTTCAAGACTTTACTGAAAAAGCGTTCTTGGATCGTTAACATATTATGGCTAATGTAAGGGGTTAGAAAAAACTAGGATACGTTGGGGCGCGATCCCGGATTGATTGCAGTCGTTGGAGCTGTCGAGGACTGAGCCGACCCGGCCCACGAATCACATGGGAAATTCCGCTGAGGAACTTACGCTCATGGATTGGAAGGCGGAGCCAGTAGCTCATAGTGTCAACGAGTAGCTCTTCTTCTTCGGGCTTCGTCACATCTTCAGCAGTTCAGCCATCAGGCTATTGCCTTGGGCTTCTTCTGCGGGAGTTGCGAGAGCTTCGATGCGGCGGTGGCACAGGGCGAAGTACTCGGGGTTCATTTCGAGCCCCACTGCGACGCATTTGAACTGGTGCGCTGCCGGGAAAATGGTACCACTACCGGCAAAGCTGTCAAGGATACGGTCGCCCGCCCTAACGGAGCGTTTGAGTAAGTCGGCATAAAGGGCCACTGGCTTTTGGGCACCGTGGGTAAGGCCTGGATCAGCCATTGTGGTAATGACATCTGGATAGATTGCATTTGTTTTCTTCTTGCCTTTGATTGCGTACAGGAGCATTTCCCACTGGCGGCGTGGGCCTTGGTCGGGGAGAGGGACGCGGCCACTGTTGGGCTTGGTGCAAATGAATGGTGTGCGGAACACGTACCAGCCAGCTGCTTTCATGATGGTGCGAAGTTCGGCGAAGTTGTCAATGTCGCAAAACACATAGGCGTGGGCTTCGGACTTGGCCGCGCGGTAGGCCAATGGCGCCCACTGACGCATCAAGGTTGCCCAAGACTCATAAGAATCGTCATAGTGGTGTTCATTGTTAGCCAGACGGCCGCCCCCGCCGTCACCAAAACTGTCAGCGCCCATGCCATAAGGGGGATCAGTAAGGATAACATCGAACTGTTCAGGGTCGCATGTGGTGAGCCACTGAAGGCAGTTGATGTTGTAGAGTTCATGACTAGCCGAGGTGAAGGTGGCACCGACTGCTGCCGCATGTTGGATATTGCGTTCCGTCGTCTCTTGCTTTTTGAGGATCTTGAATGCTTCATTGACGTCCTTGGCCTTGGCGATTAGGGGGTTGTTAATGTGCTTGGCGATGATGATGTCTTTGCGGATGGATTCTTGGTAGGCACCGTCCGAGCGGCCCTTGACTTCCATTGCAGTGTCGGCGACGGTGTGGATGCGGCCAGCGGCTTGGGCCTGACGGGAGCGGAGCGAGTGCAAGCGCGCCATTGCCGAGGCGTTTTCCTGCCATGTGAGATCCTTGCGCTTGATGTTCTCTTCGAGTTCGGCTTCCTCGGCCTCGAGTTCGGTGAGTTGCCCCATGGTGACATAAGGAATCATGCCTTCGGGAACTGGGTTGTTGTTGTACTTGAACGTGCCTCCGAGGCGCCAGATGTTGTCAATGGCTTTGATGCGGGTTTCGCCAGCGACGAGAACCATCTGACCGTTTTCCTCACGCAGCACGGGGGCGTGCAGGAGCTGCTTGTATTCGATGGATTGGGCAAGGCCGCCTAGGGCTTCTTGATCGAATTCTGTACGCTGGCGATTCGGGCGAATCACAATGTCTTTGCGTGCTATTAGCTGCATTGTTGTCTTTCTGAGATAGGAACGAAGAAACCGCCAGAGGCTATGCTGCGGCGGTGGGGATGACCTAGGGTCTCAGTAGAAAAGCCCACCGAGGTGGGCTGCAGGGGCTGCCGGGTGGCGGTTAGCCCGGAGTGGGTTCGGGGGCAGGTGGGTCGATGACGGGCAAGGGCGCAGGTGCTACTTCGGCTTCCGCAACCGGAGCGGGGGTTTGAGCAGCGAAGTGGTTTTCCACGGCTTCGATCCAACCGCCGGCATCCAGCAGGTGGGCGCCTTCGGCCAATGCGTTTTGCAGTGCGAAGGCAAAAGCCTTGAGTTCTTGGGAGAGGGTCATTTTACAGTAGGGTCTTGGTGATGGTTAAGGGGAAAAGGGGCCAGTGTACTCCAGCGGGAACCCCCACCGGCTGGCCCCCACTAGCAATTACAGCTTAGCGACAGCCTTCACTTCGGCAAAGGTGTCATCGCCGCTGACGCGGTGGCTGACGCCGATCTTGGCGCTGAGGCCGGGCAGCATCGAGAACGCAAAAGGTTGGCCTTCTTCGTTCTTGCCTACGGCTTCACGCAGGCGACCCAGGCCGACGTTCTTACCCTTGGACAAGTCCAAGCCGCCAGAGGCATTGAGGTCGAGCATGATGCCCTGCTTGACTGTGACGGTTTCGCGTCCCAGTTGCTGCTTCACGCCAGCATCTTCCACCAGCCAGATGATGTCCAAGGCAATGCCGGACTGTGTGCCGTCTTTGGACTGCCATTGACGAGGGGCGACCTTGTCGATGATGCCCATGTACTCCCCAACGGGGACTGGGATGACCTTGGTGTCATTAGCGGAAGAAACGGTTGCGTCGAGAAAGGATTGTGCGTCGAAGGACATATTGATTCCAGTACAAAAAGGAAAGAGAAAAGGAAAAGGAAGGAAAAAGGGAAAGGGTGGGTTGGAGGCTTAGGGTTTCATGATAGTCCTTATCGTGTGTTGAAGTGAAAGAAAATGTAGAATAGCTCAACCGGGGTCAGAGTGCAAGCAATTTCGAGGAAGTTTTGAAATTGTTTTATGCCCGCATTAAGGATTGATAACGCGGGCATAAAACTAGCCTACAATGTACCGCCCCGAGACTGCCACTTGCTGATAATTGTGCGGAAGTCCGCCGGGATGCCACTGGCAATTGGCAAATTGCGGGTCTTGACATCGGCCATTGCACTTGCAGTGTCCCAAGTAAACTTCGAGCCTTCACGAACGGTCAAGATGCAGTCCGAGAACATCGGAGGCAGCTTCGGCGCCAGAGCCTTGCCTAAGGTAGACACCATGAGTTTGACGCCGCCAAGGATAGCATCAGTCTCACGCTCGACGTGAGCAAGCAGAACAAAATGACATTTACAATTATCTGTCCACATGCGGATAATTTTTTCAACTTGATCCTGAGCGATGCCCCAATCTGACTGGTTGCGAACTGGCTTGCCTCCAACAACGAGCGACATTGCTGCACGCGCCAGACCTGCCATGCCGTCAATAACAAGAGCGCGAGAAGGAGTCCAAGTATCAACGCATCCATATTTTTGTCCAGTACGGTCATCGGGAAAGTTGTTAACAGCTTCGATCAGCTTGATGAATTGGTTGTGCTTAGCACGATTGGGGTCGGCCATCTTGGCAAGAGAGTCAAGGGCCATTGTGTTGACCTTGGTGGCGCTTTCGAGGAACTCGCTGAATGAGGCCTTGGGGGCGTCAAGGATGTGCCAGTGGACGTTCGGGGGAACTTCTTTGCCCTTGTCGGTGAAGTAGGCCAGTAAGGATTCGAGGCCGGGTTCAAGCCCCAAGTAGAAGATTTCAACACCGGCGTCAGCAAGGGAACCCAGAGAATAGGTCTTGCCGGTGCCGGCTGGGCCCATCAGCAAAACGTTAACGCCGGGGAGCGTCGACTTGGCCGCCGCAGCAGCCGTGGTTGTTTCAGTAGTCATAGCAATTTGCTTTCTGCATAGTCAAGATGAACGGAGAGTTCCCGGCACAAGACATCGTGCGGGAGTGCTTCCAGAAAGTCCTTGTCCCCGCAATTCCACAAGCTGCCAGGAACGGGGATGCCATCGTAGGCGTGCTTGCGGCAGGGGACGTGGAACACGAAAAACTTCCTGTCGATGATGCCAGCGCGAGCCCAGACTTCCGCGCAGGTCGGGCAGAAGAAGGCATAACTCATGGGAGCTTGGCCACGACTGTCACGGACAGGGCGGAGGCAGGAGCCGTAGCTGCGACCTTCGATTAGGAAGTGTTGGATTGGCATACTGGCTGTTGGCTGTTGGCTGTTGGCTGCTAGTTGGGCAGGATGATGCCAGAGCCACGGTTTTGCTGTGCCACGAGAGCAGTGAACTGCGTCAAGCGGTCTGCAAAGGCTTGCATGGTGCTGTCGAATTCGGCCAAGGTCGTGGCCGCCGCATCAGAGGCTGTGAGTGGCTGCTCCAAGGTTGGATTCGCCGCCAGCAGCACTGTGCGCACGGCAAGGGCGATGCCGAAAACGGCTTGGTTGATGTTGTGCAACTGTCGTGCGGTGAGTTCGTCTTGTGTCATTTTGCAAGCATTCCCAAAAGTTCGTTGGTTAAAGCAGGGGCTTCACTGGTGTGATCCCACGATTGTTCAAACTCAGCCACTGTGAGTTCTTTTCTGGCTAAAGGATCCCAGACCTTTTTCTCGAAATACATAGGAAGCCAGGTTTCAGGATCGCTTGATTTGCAGACTCGTACAAAGGCACAACCGCCGTAATCAGTGCAGGCACCGTCAAGGTTGTAGTCCCAGTAACCTTCTTCCCACATGCGTACCATAGATGCAAGATCCCGGACAGCCTGTTGCTCCCAGCGCGCAATCTCGTAGTCAGTACGGTAGGTCGGCACTTCAAGTGTGTCGTACTTGGTCTTGAGAATACTAACCCCCCGGACAATCGCACCGTTTGTTTTGATGCCCTGCTTGTGCGCAGCCCAGCAATAACCGGTGAATTGGGAACGCATTTCCCACTGACGCCCCCAAGATGCACCCAAAGAGCTGGTGGTTTTCTCGTCGTACACATAAATGCCTCCTGCGCGATGCGCAATCATGTCGGATCTTCCGGTGTAGAGGATTGGGTTTCCCGTAACAGGGTGAGCGAAAGGAAGGGGCTCGGCAAAGCTAAATTCGATCCCTCGGCGTCCTGAAGCAAGAGTGATTGGCTCTGCCCCATCCGCGCCGAGTGGATACTGTGCAAAGTAAAATTCCAGCGCTCCACACATGCGGTCGAGACTTTTTGCTGAGTCACTTGGGCACTGAAAGTCGCCGTAATGCTTGATGAGGGCAGCCAGACCTGCAGCTTCTGCGTCGGCGGCGGAGGCTCCGACGACGTAAAAGCTATCTCGCGCAGCTTCAATACCAGATGCGAAAGCGCCTCCGGCGACCAAGTGGACTGAGGTTTCACGGGGCTTCCAATGCTCGATGTACTGGCGGAATGCTTTCTGCGGGCAGGCACGGAAAGCAGCCAAGATGGTTGAATCGACTGTGTGGGGGAACATGGGCCTAGTCATAGTTCAAGTCCCCTGTAGTGGCAGTGTGAAATTCGATGACGTCGGCTGGGGGGTCGACGAAGTCAGTGCCTTCTGCCGGTGCGACGTAGCTGATAGCCAAGAGCTTTTCGATGGACTGCTGTAGGTTGCTGATTTCGTCAAAGGCCGCAACTTTGATTTTGTCGATTTGCTTGCGCATGCCTTCGACCTTCAGGGGGTTGGGGTCGAAGTTGTCAGGAACGTCAACGGTGAAGCTGAAGGGGCACACGGCGACAGTGTATTCGCCGCCGTCGTAGGTCGGTTCGTTGGATTGGCAGAAGCTGATCGTTGGCTTGTCAGACCAAGGATAGGTGGTGTGGGTAACGAAACCCTTGATGGTGTGGGTGGTCATAGCTGGAAGTCCTTTCAGGTTATAGCTAATGGTTGCTGGAGTGCTTACAGGGAAAACTTCGCCAACACATCGTCGGCGTTGATCTTGGGTTTGGGGGCAGCTTTGGCACGCGACACGGCGGACTTTTCGCTGCAACTGACACGTTCCTTGCGGATCGCGGCAATGGCTTCGCGGAGTTCCTCAGTACTAATCGTACCATCCGCGACTTTCTGGCGCCAAATTTGTATTTGGCTGGTGATTACGACTGACATTCGGAGCCTTTCTGCGAGTTATTCACCCGCGTTAATAATTAATAATACGGGCATAGAATGATTATACAAACCATGCCCAAGCACACAACAACTTTCGGCTAAGTTTTACGCCAAATACAATCGAGTTGTGGGGCGGCTGCAGGCCACGTAAAGGCATTGGAATGCTTCGCGTCGGCTGCGGTTCAAGAGGATGTCCTGATAGTCAACGTAGACGTTTTCGTAGGTCGAGCCTTGGCTGCGGTGGGCGGTTATAGAGTAAGCGTACCGCACATCGTGGAAGAGTTCCTTCAGCTCCCAAAACTTTTTCCACAGCTTGCCGTTGGTTGCAGCTTGATGGGCCAAGTTGTTGCAGTCAGCCAAGAACTGAGCCTCAGAGGCAGGATGCAAGACCAGCAATCGGATGTTCTTGCCAGTCTCGGTCATGCACTTGAGCTCAAAGGCTTGATAGCGCGGTTCGAGTGGGTGCTTGCACGAGACAACAGACTCCACGACGGCTTCTTCGTCGGTCGTCATCAGCATTTCGTCGTTGCGTTCGCAGGGGCCGCCAGCCACAATGCGCTCGCCGGGCATCCATGGCACAGACTGCGATTCGACACCGTACAGGGCATTACGGATTAGGTCGTTGTATTCCTTGACGCGGACGTTCCGCCATGCGATGACCTTGGACTGGTTGCCGTCTGCGAATTCACCATTGGTGACAGCCTTGTAGATGGCTTCCTTGAAGCTGTTGCGAGTGAGCTTCCAGACGCCTTCGTTGCCGTCGTTGTTGGACTTGATGTTGATGCAAGGCGCAGGACTGTTCACGACTTCGCGGATTTCAGTTACCAATTCGAGGATCTGGTTGTCGTGGCGCATGACCTGGGTCAGCGCGGCGCCAGTGCCGAGTTCCCAGATGGGGCTGGTGATTTCGTTCACTGGTGGCAGCTGTGCAGGATCGCCCATGAACACCACTTTGAACTTGAACCGTTCGATGTTCGCCAAGAGTTCCTTCAGCAAGACCTTGTTGACCATCGAACCTTCGTCGACAAAAACACAATCGAGGTCTTCGAGGCCTTCAGGCGGCTTGCCGGCAACGACTTGCTTCAACGCACCGGACTTGTCAACCCGAAGGCCCAAGAGACTGTAGATCGTGCAAGCTTCGCCAGTGATGGTCTTGAGGACCTTGGCGGCTTTGTTCGTTGGCGCTGTGTAGGCAAACTTGGTGTGTGTGCCGTGGGTGTGGGCAACGACTTCACGCATGCAGAAGGTCTTGCCAGTGCCGGCGAAGCCAGAAAGCACAAAGACCGGGGACAGCGGATCGGGGTCTTGCAGGAACTCCAGCAAGCTGTCCACAGCGACTTGTTGTTCGCCTGTGAGGGAGACTGTAGAGTGTTTCATCGCACGGTTCCTTCCAAACGGTCAGCAACGAGTTTGGCGTAACCAGCAATGTCGACCCAAGAGTCAGCGTAATCGGGGTCGCCGTTGACGATGCGACCGATCTTGTGGCAGATCATGTCGAGAGCTTCTTGCTGGTCATCCGCAAGGGCTTTTTCGTTCTTCATCAGGTGGATGCGGATGACTTGCTTGAGTTCCTGCGTGGCTGCGGCATGGCCGGTGAATTTGCCGTAGCGAGTGCCGCGTTCGTCCAAGATGCTGTTGAGCGTCGGAAGTGTGGTTGGAGGCTTTAGAGACATAGCTTATGGCTTTCGGTTAGTTAGGGGTTGTGGTTGCGATTACTCAGACATCAAAAAGAAATTCAGGTCACGAGCCAAGTTGTACTCGATTCGTGCTCCGCGACTGCGCCGCCAGCCTTCCAACAGGTAGATGGTGTTGCAGTCGAGCATGGCCTTCAGGGAAATGCGCATGTAGTGTTCCCAGGGCTTGTCTGTGTCGCCACTGAGTTCTGCCGGGTTGACTACCTTGTAGCCTTCGGCGCGCAGGTGGATTGCAGCTGTTGCGAACGCCGGAAAGTTAAAGTGCGGCAGTCCGGTCATCGGGCCGGCGATGTAAATAACTGGATCGTCAGGGAGTTGCATCAGAGAACTCCGCGGACACCAGTTGCGTTGCAGTGAGTGCATGGGCGCTGCAGGGACTCGAAGTACTGCAATGCGAGGTTCGAGAAGAACGCCTTGTAGGCGCCAACAGGGACGCGGCCTTCGACTTCGCTGTACAGATGCAGGTCGATCTTGTCCATCAGTGGCTCGGGCAGCGCCATGTTCAAAAAGCGGCTGGGGGTGGTTTGCTTGGGACGTGGCATGAAGGTTCCTTTAGGGTTGTTGTGGTAACGGTTCAAATGATACGCCATTTGGCGAGGATATAATGCGAGAATTTTCAAGTCTTGTCGAATAGGTTGCATTACTTAGCCACGCCGGGGCTGCGAGGTGTACCCAGCCATCGTCAGGGGTCAGGAATTCAATAGGGTAGCCTTCAGCCCAGAGGACGATCAGGAGGCGGTGGCGGTGGTGAGGGAGCTTGGGTGGGGTGAAGTTGTGAGTCATGGATAGCCTCCGATGCGAGTGGCTTCGATTGTTCTTGTGTTGAGCGGGGGCTCCTGTGCTGGCTGTGGTGCTGGTGCGGCTGTGTCGCCATTGCTGACACGCGACGGCCACTTTCCTGATTGGCAGGTACTCATGTGCACATCGCCTGCGGGTATTCCGCATCCCGCGCAAACCGGCTGCTGCTCACCCTGCTGTGCCAGTGCAGCGTGAACAACTGCCAGATATTCCCTTGCGGCAACTCCGTCGATATACGCTGGCAAGGCGTCTGCAATCTTCTCTAGTGCTTCTTGTAGTGTGGCCATTTCAACGCCTTTCTAAGTAGATAAATGTGTGCAACCACATGCACCAAGACGCCTACAAGCATGACTCCCCAAGCCCACCCGTGGGAGGTTAGAGTGACTGTGATTTGCGTGGTCATGGCATTGCCTTCCAAAGAATAGGGCGAACAGGCCAAAGATCGCCAGCATCTTCAATCCACCAGCCGCCTTGGGGCCATTCGCCTTGATAGGTGCATGGTCTTGGTTCTGAGCCATTGCCGCAGATAGCCAGAAATCGCGTGCCGTCTTTTGGGCAGTAGGTTGCATCGGCCCACCCTAAGTTTTTCAAGCCGTAGTAGCCATCCCTGATCTTGGCGAGTTGGGCTTCTTCACCTTCCTCGACGTATCGCTTTTGCTTGGCTTCTGCTTCGGCCCATAGTGCCCGCAGGTTTGGTGCTTCTTGTAGTGTGGTCATCACTTCCCCGCTCTCTTTAGTTCCCTAATGGCTTGTGCCACTAATTCCAATGGCACATCCTCTGTCTCGTCTGAGCACAACTCGGCAGCTTCCTCCAGCGCCACCTCCCGCGCATGTGCTGCACATTGCTGGCCGTAGGCTTGTGCGTAGCTCTTGATATAACAGTCGCGCTCAAACCAATCTCCTTCTGGGACATTAGGTTCAGGCAACACCGGCAAATCTTTCGCTTGCTGGTCGAGGTAGGACTGGATTGCTGCGTTGCAGAGGTCGTGTACACAAGACTTCGCAAGTTCGTGCGGCTTCATGTCAAGCATCTGATACTTTGTTAAAACTGTTGCAGCAACAGCAAGTTCAACCGCCTGCTCTTGCGTGATGTGCTGTTTCATTTCTGCTCCTTAAACAGTGCCAAGCAAATCGGATCGAATACCGAATAGCTAGACCGCATGCAGCGAATGCGGATAGGGTCTGCTCCTTTAGCAATCAAGTCTGCATCTCGGCTTGTCATGTAGATAGAGTTAGCGGCAACAGCGCCAATCAGAGCAATTACTACTGTGGCAACCAAGCTCCAAACCACTATCCAGAATTTTGTGTTGTCGTCCATTTCAATTCCCTTTCTGTGCGTCGATGTACGTCCGGCAATCGTGAATGTCACCAGTGCCACCAACTGCCAGCACGTATGAGCTATAGGTGATGTGGGTGTCTGCTGTTCCCATGTGGTTCATAGCCCATACAAGGCGCACCGCGTCCTTGCTCAACTCAGCTACTTGGGTGCGCAGTGCATCACGCTCGGCAATGATTTGCTCTACCTTCTCAGTTGCCCATGTCACTGCGTCGTCTGTCTTTGCAGCGGTGGCTTTCAGTGCTTCGTTCTCCGCAATGAGTTCAAGCACCTTTACAGGCACCACCTCGTTGATGTATTCACGCATCAATCTGTCGCCAGAAGTGCTGCCGAAGTTCGGCAGCACATCCTCCCATTCGCAACCACGCTCAATGCACTCTTGTGCCAGCGCTTTAAGTTTGTCGGTCATACAGTCTCCTTAACCTTCGGCAGCACTTCAATCGTAATGCTGCTCAAGGCCGCACCAACGTAAAACTGCATATCACGCGCCCAAGGATGCAACGCCCCAGACCCAATTGCACAATCCATGCGGATTTGCCCAGTCGACCACTGTCCATACATGCACATTGGAGGGAACTTCCACTCAATGTCATCGCAGCACTGGCAGGCGATCTCGACAGGCTGCAGGTCACGAACGCCAATGACTGCCATCATGCCCCAGCCGCTGTCATGGGCTTCACCGGTGCTCAGCAGCAAAAGACTGTCGTAGCGACTTTCCACCCCCCATGCACGGACGGGCAAGGCCAAGAGCTCTTCGCGAGTCCAAGCGTTGAGGGATTTTTTATCTGGTGTGGTCATGGCTGCTGGCTTTCTGCAAAATGGTGGGATGTGAGAATAAGCACCTCGGCGCTTGAGCGCATTGGCGACGGTGACTGGGCTTACCCCGAGTTTAATTGCGACTTTCCATTGCCGGGCACCGAGTTCGTGTACCAGATGGTCAAGTGCGGCAACGTCTTCGTCAGAGAGCGCCGGCGGTGGTACAGGTGGGCGATTGAGCTTTCTGCGGTCGTCTTCGGCGATCATGCTGCGGCTCCTGGATAGCTACCCCCGACCCAACGTGTGCGGACTGGTGGCATGGTGGTTGCAAGTGCTGCGCGCTTGTGGGCTGTAGGGGCATTGAGCTTGGCGTACCGGGCTGTGTTGTAGGCTTGCTTTTTCACAGTAGCTGGTGCCTTGAGCTGCTGCTTCAGCAAGGCCAGTGCATCTTCGCAGACAATGCAAGAGCCGTGACGGGTTTTGTCAACCTTGCGGCGATAGGCCTTGCCGGGCTTGGGGAGCTTGCAGGTATCGCACTTGGAGAGAATGGCTTTACGCATCGTTGAGAACTCCCCAGCCACGGCAAGCACTACAACGCGTGCCTTCGTAAGGACCTTCCCCGCTGCCGGAGCAGTATGGGCACGTGGAGCTGTCCTCGGCGGTGCTGCCGGCATCGAGAGCGATGTCGTCGTCTGAGGCGGCCAAGGCGTCGGAGTCGTCAGGCATGGTTGTGGTCGAGGGTGTAGTCATTTTGCGAGCTTGAGTGTGTGGGCGGGAAGTTGGCAGCTGCGGGCAGAGGCAGTCTCCAGTGAGGTTGTTGTGCTGGCTGTTGCTGGGTCGGCTGTGCGCCAGACGAAAATGTCGTGGAACAGGACGATGGCAGCCAAGAGATAAACGACTGTGAGGATTTTGTTGTACATGGTCAGACCTTTACCCAGTAGATTACAAAGGCAACGAAGAAGAGGCAGAAGAAGAGGTCAAAGAGAGCTTGTTTCATGCTTGGACTCCGCAAGCTTCAAGGAATTTTGCCCGGTTGAAGGCTGGGTTGGCCGCAGCGAAAGCCGCGGCCTGTTGCTTTGCCAGGTCTGAGAGAATCTTGCGTGTAACGGGGCCTTTGGCAGCGGCTAGGGCCTGGTGAATGGTGGCTGCGATTGCGATGAAGTGCTTTTTGGTCATACTGAGGCCTTAGAAAGGGAGTTGAAGTTGCTCTGCCATTGCGTCTTGCTCGGCTTCGAAAGCGAGCTGCTGGGCTTCTTCGAGCGATTCCTGGTCTTCAGCGTCTGAGAGAGCAGCTACAGGCTCTTCGTCGAACTCAATCCCGAGCTGAGCGCCGGGGAAGCCGTGGTCAGTCAGGCAAAAGCAGCAAAACGGGATGTCAACTTCGTTGGTTTTGACTTC